AGGCGAGATTATATAAGGTCTCTTAATTCCTTTTAAATAACGGGGTAAAATCCGAGGGAAAGTCATTCACTCACTATGAGGAGAAGAAATGCTAAGCAAGAAGATAGATACACTTCGTAAGCACTCTGAACAACTGAATAAGTATACTGCTGGTCTCCTTGATTCCGATGGATATATCGGAATACACTTCAAGAAGAACTCTAACGGAAGATACAGTAGCTACTTGCAGATGGCTATATGCCAGACTGATACAACTATACTGCACCAGCTTTGCAAAGCCTATAGACTAGGGACTGTATATGCTGACAGATGGACTTTGAATAATAAGGAATCTCATATTCTCCTAGGGAGAATCGGGAAGCACCTGAGGATCAAAGCAACCCACTCTGATAATATCCTCTGGCTCTTAAGTGAGCTGAAGGGGTGGAGTGTAGCATCTAAGGATGATCTCACTGAGTATATAAGATGCTCTCGTCTGAACTCCCGATGGAGAAAGGAGCCTAAGCACTTAGCATGGGCTTGGATGGCGGGATACTTTGATGGTGACGGTCACTATAGGGTACGTATTGGTAGGAAGAGAACTTACAGTAATGGTAGTACGGCTATAACTAATGAGCTAAAGCTGTTCGTTGGTTCAGCAGACTACGATGCATTTATCTTGAATCATCTACACCGTATCCACGGAGGGTCGATAGGGACCCGTAAGGATGGATGTAGGTTCTGGCAGTTATCACTAGGTAGGAACTCAAGGACTAAGGCCCTGAGATTCTTAAAGCAACTCAGGAAGTATGCTTTGATACCTAAAAAGGTAGCGGCAATAGAACAGATGATAGCATTCCACACTACCCGCAGAGACTAAACAAAGGAAGCCTATAAGGCAAGTGATAGTCCGAAGTCATAAGACTTTGCAAAGGCCAAGGCGCTAAGGTGCATATCCGTAAAACACCTGAGATCACCGTATCATCCTACACTATTGGTGATACATTAAATTATCAAGTACCCACTAAGGATGCAACTGAGTTACTCATCGACCAAGGTGTCTACTCAGCTTTCCAGGTGGATGATATTAATAAGGCTCAGGCAGATATTGAGCTGGTTAATATGTTTGCTAAGGATGCTGCACTCCGCATCGCTATTACAGTTGACAAGGAAGTTTTTGAGTACATGAGCACTAAGGCAAACGCTACTAACAAAGGAGCTACTGCTGGTGCACTCTCCTCTAATATTAATCTCGGTGTACTGGCTGGTACTGGAACTACTGTATCTATAGCCACTGAGACTGGTACAGGTTACGCAGGTGCTATCGACTTGATCGTTGATATCAACCAGGTACTTGATGAAGCAGATATCCCATCAGAGGGACGTTACATCGTCTTACCTGCATGGTACTGCGCACTACTCAAGAAGGGTGACCTGAAGGCTGCTGATATCACCGGTGATACTACGGGTGTTATCCGTAATGGTCTCGTAGGTATGGTAGATCGGACAGTGATTTACCAGTCCAATAACCTCTTCACCGCTACTGATGGTGATTCTGATACCGCATGGTATGTACAGGCTGGTACCAAAGAGGCCGCGACCTTCGCATCTCAGGTTGATAAGGTTGATACCTTAAAAATACCCGACAGTTTTGGTGAGTATTGGAGAACACTCTTCGTCTACGGACGTGCTGTAGTTCAAGATACCGCTATGGTTAATGTAGTGGTTAAAAAGTATGTAGCATAAGCTACTAGTCCCGGAGACATGGGTGATTAAACACTACGATCCTGTGTCTCCGGAGACACATAAGGAGATTAAGATGGGACAAGATCCATTGATGGGCGGAGACTTCTGGACAGGGACTCGACGCAAAGTAAACGCGGATATTGCGGAGCTCTATACGGATGTAGCGGCTAGGAGTACCTTACCAGCCGTAGCAACGTATGCAGCCTCACAGGTCTTAACGGCAGCACAGTGCTATAACACTACGGTCTTCGTAACTGCTGTAGCTACTATCACATTACCTGCAGTAGCCGTTGGGATGTCACTTGATATCACCCAGGTTGGTGCATTCGTTATGACAATAGACCCTGATACCACCCAGATTATCATACTCAATGGTACTGCACTGGCTGGTGGTGTAACTATCGTTAGTGATGCTGCCACGGGTGAGACTGTTAAACTAGTGTACCATAGTGCAGGCACATGGTACGCGACTAGTGCTACACTGGATGCTGGGGCATAAGCTATAAGTCTCCGGAGGAGTGGGGTAATATCACCTGTCTCCGGAGACACCAGTTGTATATTCTCGGGGCATAGCGAGGTGTTGAGCCTACTACACCCCGAGAATATACAAAGTTACTAATAGGTAACACTAAGGGCCTGTATGGTACTTAGTGTTACTGATAGGGGATGTTATGAAACTAGGTAAGAAGCAAGAGGAGTTCGCGAGACTCTTACCATACTTACTATTACACGCACATAACCTAGGCTTCCAAGTCCGTATAGGGCACGTATATAGATGTCCGGACTGTAAGGTAGGTAGTGCAACTAGTAAGCATAAACGTAAGTTAGCTATAGATCTTAACCTCTTTAAGGGCGGTAAGTTCTTACGGGGAACGGAGGATCATAGAGAGCTAGGAGAGTACTGGGAAAGTATAGGTGGTCGTTGGGGTGGACGCTTCAATGATGGCAACCATTATGAGTTATAAGGAGAGTTATGAAGACGAAGAAGAAGGTAGGAGCTAAGGAGAATGCAGGGACTAAGAAGAAGGTAGGGACTAAGACGCCTACCCGTAAGGCTCTGAAGAAGAATAGCCAGAAGTACTAGATTGTATTTGTGGTGGTAGAGGTGCCCCACGTTAAAAACAGAAGACTTCAAACAGAATTAAACCACCTTTCTAGAGCCCCGGAACAACAGATTCCTCCGGTGAGTTCGGAAAAGTTAACAGGTAGCTCCTCTTGTGTTCCCTGTTACAGAAGGTACTAGCCAAGGGGCTAAGCGGTGTCGAATACCGTGGGCATGGAAACATGGGCGTTCGATTCGTCTACCTTCTGCCAGAATAGAGGATCCATAACACAGCTAGTGTAGGCTCTTAGTCAAGTCCTAGTGGGTCCACCATAATAACTTATAAGGTAACTAATGCAAGAATATATTAACGTAGAAGTGATACCTAATGGCTCTAAGGCCACAATAACTAGGGAACACTACGAGAAATACCAAGGAGACTATGTGTACCTCGGTGTATATATGCCTCCGGAGACAGTAGATCCACTAGTCGGTGTACCTGTAAGGGAGTTAAAGGATTTACTAGACGTAGAAGGCATAAAGTACAAGGGGAACGCTAGCCGTAAGACCCTAATCAAGTTACTGGAGGATTAGTATGGCAACCTATAAAGAACTCGTCCAGTTAACTCGACTACTTAGTGGAATGCAAGGAACTGGCCCAAGTACCGTTGTTGCCCAGCAGGGTATAGAGGAGGTACTAACTAGGATGGTACGTGATGCTTACGTAGATATCCAGAATCGTAGAGAGGAATGGAACTTCCTGATACGGGATAAATCTATAACCCTGCAGAGTGGACAAGATACCTATACATTACTCCAAGTCTTTAGCACTACTGCCCCCTTATTCAAGAAGTACAAGAAGGACTCATTCATTATAACAAATAGTGATGGGCAGAAGAACTACCTTAGGTACACAGAGAGGGACGTACTAGAGGCCCAATATCTGAATGATACAGTACAGAAACTCCCAACACAGTACGCTATTAACCCTGAGAATAATGCTTTGATCTTTAAGCCTATCCCTGATGGAGTGTATACTGTGACTTGCCGGTACTATGCTAGCCCTGAGATCCTCTCAGTAGACGCACAGGTGCCTATTCTCCCAGCATCATACCATAATGCGATAGCGTACTTGGCAACTGCTAAGATGTCCATATATCTTAGTAGCCCAGAGAACTACCATGAGTATACCAGGAAAGCTGAGGGTATGATAGGTGAGCTTATGAGGCTGGAGATCCCTAAGAAGCGAATGCAACAAAGACCAATGGTGTAACTAATGAAATTCGCTGAATACAAATCATCCATAGTAGAATTGAAACAAGGAATTAATGAGAATGTCAGCTCCCTCGAGTTACAGGCTGGGGAGCTATTGGACGTTAAGAACTATATGATGGCAGAGGGTGGCTATGGTGGCTACCTATCGACTCGGGGTTACGAGAGGATGGATGGGGCTATTATACCATCGGAGCATGTATCCTATACCGTAACAATCAATGAGGCCACTAGTAATGTCCTCCTAGGTGAGACGATGACTGGTGATCCCTCGGCAGCCTCCGCTGTAGCGATAGCTGATGGTTACCTGGAGAGTGGGACCTACGGGGTTGATGCTATTATTATCGTACAGGTACAGGTGATTACGGGAACCTTCGTAGCTGGGGACCTAATTAGTACATCCGGATTGATTGGTACCTTTGTAATCACTAATGTAATAACAGGAGGCTTTGCTAACTATCATGCAGCCTTAGATACTGCTAGAGCCACAGTGCAGCCTGTACCAGGGGAGGGTAATGTATTAGGACTCTACATCTTCGAGGCTGAGGTGTATGCCTTCAGGAAGAAGGCGAGTGTGCCAGTCATCGGATTGTACAAGCAGGATCCCTCAGGATGGGTAGAGATAGATACATCTTCTGATCCACTGTTCTATGATGGAGTACATGACTTTAAGTTTGCTACATATAACTTTAAGAGTACTGCTGATACTAACTCATTCTTCTGGGTGGATGGTACTAATCAGTGCAGACAGTTTGATGGTACTGATGTAATAACGATAAGTAATACTGGTATGTTCAGTCAGGCGCTGGATGCCCCTACACATATAGCGACACATAATTATCACCTATTCCTAGCGTACCGTGGAGGCTCTTTGCAACACAGTAAACTAGGTGACCCAGCGGTCTGGGATGGTACCGTAGGAGCCTCAGAGATAGGCCTAGGAGCAGAGGTTACCAATCTGGTAGCAGGGGTTCAATCATCCCTAATCATCTACCTAGGGGAGGCTGTGAGGGTACTGAGTGGTAACTCTATAGATGACTGGGTACTCCAGGTCTTCAGTGATGTCTCTGGTGCATACAATAGGACAGCTAGGAGATTACTAGGCTCCGTATACTCCGTAGGTGATCGTGGGGTCTCTACCTTAGAGGCTGTAGATACATATGGAGACTATGCAGCTAATAGTATCTCTCAACGTTTCAAACAGACACTCTTCGCTAAGAAGGATAAGATAACGACATGTATAGTTAATAGGGATCTCAATCAGTACCGTATCTTCTTTGAGGATAAGAGTGGGATCTACATGTCTTTCATCGGCAAGGAGCTACAGGGGGCTACGTTCATAGAGTTTCCTGATCAGATATCCTGCTCAGCACAAGGTGAGAATAGTAATCAACTGGAGACTATAGTCTTCGTAACGAATGATGAGGCTGGCTTTGTATACATAATGGATAGTGGAACCTCCTTCGATGGCTTACCGATCATATGTCGTATGAGTACAGCTTACTACCACTATGGGTCACCAAGACAACGTAAGGCATTCAAGCGGGCTACCTTCGAGATTAGTGCACAGAATGAGCAGACCTTTGATATTAAGGTGGACTTTGATTACAATGAGTTGGGTAGTCCACGGACTATATGGTACACACCGACACTCTACAATACGGACGGAGGGGCAGTGTACAGTATAACGGAGTGGGGGACTATGAGGTATGGGGGATCAGCAGTAACGAATAGGGTCCCAATATACCTACAGGGTATTGGGACTAATATGAGTTATAAGATACTAAGTAATGAGATGTATAGGCCCCAGCATGTCGTCCAGAACGTTATCACAGACTACTCCCTTGTAGGTAGGAGAATATAAGATGGCAAAGTCAACAAGAAGTTCTGAATGATCCATATATAAAACATAAGGATGCAGCAGAACTAAGTAATATATGCTAGGAAGCAGTTAGACTCTATAGAGTATACCCTTGAGAACACTGTAGCCTGTTGTGCTATATGTAATAAGATGAAACACGCAAGTACAGAGACCGACTTCATCAAGAAGGTACTCCAGATTGCTGACAGGAGCTAAGTATGTCGATTTTCTACACTAAGTTGCCAGATGTGAAAGATGGCGATATTGCATTCGCTAAGGATGTTAATGATATTAATGATGAGGCTGATAGTGGCTTCACTACCGTTGAGGCAGCACTCGTAACCCTAGAACTCTCAGTAGAGCAGTGGGCACTACTGGCTGAGCAATGGGCACAAGAAGCAGAGGATAGCCCAGTAGTACCAGGAGAATACTCAGCACTACACTGGGCCACTAAGGGATCAGCTAGTGCAGCAGTGGCCTTAGCCCATGCAGTAGCCGCAGGTATCTCAGAGACTAATGCACTGTCTTCGGAGACATCAGCAGCCGCTGATCTAATAGCAACCAATCAGGATACTATAGATACAGCGGCAGACTTAGTAGCTACTAATGCTGATGTAGTCTTAACGGGGCTAGATGTAGTCTCTACGAACGCTGATGTAATCTTAACGGGGCTAGATGTAGTCTCTACGAACGCTGATGTAGTCAGTACGGGGCTGGATGTAGTCAGTACGCATGCTGATGTAGTCTCTACGAATGCTGATGTAGTCTTAACGGGGCTAGATGTAGTCAGTACGCATGCTGATGTAGTCTCTACAAACGCTGATGTAGTCTTAACGGGGCTAGATGTAGTCTCTACAAACGCTGATGTAGTCTTAACGGGGCTAGATGTAGTCTCTACAAACGCTGATGTAGTTCAGACAGGCTTAGATCTAGTAGCAACCAATCAGGATACTATAGACACAGCCGCAGACTTAGTAGCAACCAACCAGGATACTATAGATACAGCAGCAGACTTAGTAGCAACTAATCAGGATACCATAGATACAGCGGCAGACAGAGTGCAGACTGGACTGGATCTAATAGCAACCAATCAGGATACTATAGATACAGCAGCAGACTTAGTAGCAACCAATCAAGATACCATAGACACAGCAGCCGATGTGGTAACTACGAATGCTGATGTAGTACTGACGAACACTAAGTACGATGAGTTCGATGATAGATATCTAGGAGATAAGGCTTCTAATCCATCCCTGGATAACGATGGTAACGCCCTGCT